CTCCTTGTGTCTCTCTGTATGCAACAAATTCATCTCTAGTTCTCAATTCTTCTAGTTTACTATATTCGCCAAACATTTTCATATTTATGTAATTACCGTCCATGAGGCCCGCGCCATGTCTGGCTTTCAAGGTTACAAGTTTTCTGTTACCGGCACTTGGACCATCTTCGGCTAATTCCTCAGCAGACTTTAGCTTAAATATAGAAAATGACGTACACAGCCAAATAAGTCTATCAGATCCAGAAACAGCGTCTGTTGATTCTTTAGTGATGCCGTCTCTGTTTAACTGGACAAATGATAGACATGGAAAATCATACTTAACAGCGAGGTTGTGTAGTGATGTAATTTGGAACCCTAACGCTTGATATTCCTGTATGTTGTTTGTTATAGATGAAGATGACATCAATTTTAAATAATCGTATACTACCAAGCATTCATTTGTTTGCCCATTCTCATTAGTGCCTACTTCCTGTATAATCCATCTCTTGATTATGTTAATTATGTTTTCAAAGGGCGCTCCAGCTACACTCACATAAGTGTATGGTATCTCTTTAATCTTCTGTACGGCTTCTTTTGTTTTGATATACTTTTCTTCATCATCACCTATCTTACCGGTTGCTACCTCATTAATAGGTATCCCCGTCATGTTTGCAATAATTCTATTAAGGTGATCTTCCTTAGACATTTCTGTATCGAGCATAAGTACAGGAATGTTTCTTGATGCAACATTTAATGCTACATTATCTGCAAATACTGATTTTCCAACGCCGGGTCTAGCAGAAACTAGGTCAACACACTTTCTACGTAGACCACCGCCAATAACTGCATCAAATCTAGGAAATCCAGTAGCTATACCAATCTGGTCACACTTATTCTCTATTAGAAAATCTAAATAGTCTTCTACTCCATCGCCAATTTTTTCTGGTTTTTTGTGAGTATCATCCTCACGTAGAAATTCCATTATTGGGTTTTCAATCAATCCAATAATTTCGTCAATGTCTTCATCACCATTGATTTTGTCAACGTCGTGTGCTATTTTTACTGATAGAGATTTTATCTTTCGGGCAAATTCAAACTTTTTAATTTGTCCAGCAAAGTGTAGTACGTTTTCCTTTTTGATAGGAAAATCCATTAGTGAGTTGATATACTCAAGCTCTTGCTTTGTATTAACAGATTCTATCAAGCCGAGTTGATTCGCAGCGGATAGGATAGAAGGAATATCTACAGACGCATCGCTCTGCAATACTTTTTCAATACACTTGTATAGAATCTGGTTATTTTGATGCCCGAATGTATTATAATCAATTAGATCAGATACATCTACATAGGCTTCTAATCCATATGTAAATAGACCTGCTAATACGGCACGTTCTGCGCCGATATCTGTCAATTTGGACGACATTTTTTACCTTCCGCCGCAACGGCTACACCTGTGGTAAGAACCATGAATAAACTTTGGATCAATTTTAAATTCTTTGCCACAGACATGGCATTCTACAACTTCCATCTTATGGGGTTTTCTGACTCTTGGCGTTTTTTCAAACATTGGTGTTGAGATATCTTTATCTTCACCATCGTCTGTCCACTGATTTTTTTTAGCTTTCACAGTTTGTTTACCTCTTTGAGATTCTTCTCTAGTGACAGTAAAATCCTCATTAACTTTAGAGGATGACTTTTTATCTGGTTGCTGTTGTTGTTCAACTTGTTCATGTGATTTTTCTCCAATAAAACTTGCTACTAGTTTTTGTTTTTGTTCGTCTGTTAGACTATTAAGTATAGCCTCTAGGATTGCATCTTGTGTCATATTCTTTTTCCCTTTTCCATTAAGCAGTCAGCTTTTTTTCTTACTATTTGTTCTTTATTTTTTAATGATTCAGATCTAGCTTCTGCTACATTCTTCCACTCATTTATTTTGTTTGCTATATGATTCTCTCGAATTACTGTCGCCTCTTTTACTTCGTGCTTCGTGTACTGAGAAAAGTTTTCAGACTCCTGTGATATTATAGTCATTAAAGACCCCTTACACCAATTAATTACCACCTCTTGCTTTCCTTTTTCCGAATTTATATGGTCTGCGTATTGATACAACATATAAGCATAATTAAAACACTCATCTCTAGTAAGTGAGTTCATATCTTTTAAAGATATCTGCTCTGGCAATCTAAACTCATCCTTGAATTCCGGTGGTCCTAGATTCTTTGTGTTTATATAGTTATCTATACCTATAAGAAAATGTTCAAGCCTCTCTTGCGCTGTCAATTTGCTGTCTCCATATTTCTTCGTCGTCTGAATAGTTTAATTCAACTAAGGTGATAGCATTCAACTCGCACCAATCTGATTTTAACATATCTCTTCGCTTATGATCATAAAAGCCAGCCTTAGTCTTATGAAAGAATGGACAAAATTCATAGTGCTGCTTACCATGTACCTCAATCCCCATTGTAGCACTTGGAACGAAAAAGTCAAGGAATAATGCGGATTTTTTGCTTGGATTTCTCGTACCCGGCAGCTTTACTTCTTCGTATACCGTCCATCCTTTAAAAATTTCTGATAAGATTTCTCTAGCCTTCAGGTGATAACTTGATCTTTTTTTTGAATCGTCATTTCTTACGATATATTTATTTAGATCAATCCTGTATTGCTTTCCATTTAGCCCATAAACTTTCATACTATTTCTCTAATTTGTTCATGTATGAACGTAGTTACATCTTCATTTTCAGACAGGAAGTCTGTAAGGTTCTGCATCCCTTGAAATTTGAAAAATTTACTAACCGCCTCTTCATCGTTTGAGTTTATTCCATTATCATCTAAAAGTTTTTTGATAGTTGGATCGGTGCGATTTTCAATAGCTGCTGTAATCTCATACCATGCCCCCGACCTTTTAATCATGCTAAACTCATTAGCTAACTGAGCTATTTCCTGAGCCTCATCTATTCCAAGCCCATATCTAATCCATCCCTGTGCTGTCGAGTTTGGTACACCTCCAGATGCAGATGTTAAAATTTTCCAGTTTGCTATTTGTCCAATATTTGGTCCAGAGTCATCACCAGTTTTTGTCCACTTGCCCTTATGAGTAATAATCATTTTAGTTCCCGCTTGATACTGGATCATGTTTCCAGAATCTTCCATCTTTGCGGGTGCCCATCTGCTACCGCCAGTGTTTGCAATGTTGTGTAAGATGCAAATAACAATAGCTTTATTTCTAGAAACATCACCAGATATTCTCTTAAAAAACATTGACAATAATCTCGGTAGATTATTTCTGACCCCGGTTCTTACTTCGCCTTCAAGTTCTTCTTGCGGAACCATATTTGACACCGAGTCTACAATCACAACTAGATCTGGCGTGCCTTTAATGTATGCTTCTAGTGCGTTCAGATACATTTCTGCTGATACAACTGGTTTTTCGTCTGTGGCTTGAACAATCTTTATCTTTTTTGGATCTAATCCCTTGATTCCTGTAAAGTTCTCTTTTGTCATGCGACCCTCGGTATTGAAATAAATAATATTCTTACCGAGTGCTTGACATTTTGCGGCAAAGTAGAGTGCGGTTGTCGTCTTTCCGGTTTTAGGATCTCCACCTATAATTACACAGTTGCCCTCGCGGATTCCACCTCCAAGAGCAATATCCAATGCTGGAGACACACTAATCTTATTAAACTTTTCTAATTTCTCTAGGACTTCCTCTCCGCTTTCTATAATGCCGCCATACTTAGATATAATCTGATTACTGACAACATCATCTTCAAATTTACTTACCTTCTTCTTCGCCACGTTCTAATCTCCTAAGTTTATCAAGTGTGGATTTTTTGCCATATGTTTTTTTTCTAGTAGTTGCATTTTCTTTTACATCAATTTCTTTCTTTTGTTTTTTCTTAGATTGCTCATTTTCTAGCTTATACTTGTCAAGTATACTTTTAACCTTTGGGTTATTAAGAGAAAATATACTTTTAAACTCTGGACCATGTATAGCTTTAACTACAACTTCTTCCGGATAGTCTTTCAAGATCTTACCAGCAGCGAAGAGTTGGCGTTTAAATGTCCAGTCCCATGGCTTTTTATTCCAGAATTTGTAAGGTAGCGAACCTTCATTTTTATGTTCGGCATTTTTCAAGCACATTATTTCCGCAATGTAAGCCGCACAGGTGCAATGGTCGCCAGTAGTTTGATGTCTATACTTACTCTTTTCGGTTCTTCGGCGTTTCTTTAACATTGATTATAGCCTCTGCAAAACAATTCTCAATTGTGTCACTGTATGTTTTTTCAATTATTAGTTCTGGTATCAACCACATCTGCTTCTCAACGCTGTTGCCATTTATCTTGCCATAAGTAAGGTAGTTTTTAGATGGGCCAGCCATAGATCCCATTACCGATGTAATCAGATATATACGGTCACAATCTGTGACATCCAATATTTCTTCATGAGATCTAAACTGTATAGATAAAGACTGGAGAAAAATGCCAGACTGTGTGCTTAGCTTCACCAAGTCTGTCCAGTCTGACATTTTATACATATATCTATCTACGCCATCGCTAGTTTTACACTTGATCCACGTAGCTTGCTTGTTAGATCTATAATGGTCTAACCATTTTGACATTACTTAGCCTCATTAATTTTGAATACACATTTAGGTCTTGGGTTAGATCCACGCTTGCGAATATCATCTGCCATCATAGATGCGTCCTGTGTCATAATGGCTATACCCTCTCTAGTAGCCATCATATTCTTAGCATTCAATAGCTCTGGTTCATTTCTCTTGCAGTGTGCAACATGTTTTTTTACGGCTGTTTTGCTTCTATCCAAAGCAACACAAATTTCGTCAATATTTTCACCATTCCAGTGTTGCTCTATGTAAAACTTTTCCGCCGTACCTAGTGGTCCCTGTTTAGCCATCTAGAAAACTCCTTTGTGCTCGTGTCAAGTAGATGTTGTTTCTGGTTTTCAGATAAATCATATAATAGTCAAATGTTGACTTTGAAACTTTTCTCATTTTTGTATCAAGAAATTTTACCCTATAGCCATTCATCCCGTTTGGGTCAAACAGTATGCTTTCATGCACACGTATATAATATAACTGAGATCGCTCATTTCCAATTATTTTTGCGAAAAAATCCTCCTTTTGGCTAGAAATTTCTTCGCCGTTCTTATTGAATAGCTTTTCAGATCTTTCTTCTTGAATTATATTTTCGTTTTCTGATATAAATTGCATCAATCACCCTCCATTATCCATTTATGTCTTTGCTTGGGAGTCATTTTATTTATTTTACGTATATATGACTTGTCTTCTTTTTGAGGTTCACTTTCTAGCTTTTTAGCGGCATCTTCTGATAATTTAGATCTGTTTTTCTTAGCGTTTCTGTCTGCTAACTGTCCTATAGTTGATGCGTCCTGTGAAACAAATACTGCTAGACCACCGGATATTAGTCTCTCATAAGTGTTATTTTTACACTTTGGGCATTTCTTGTGAGGCTCATCGTGTATTGACTGATAAACATCCTGTTGGTGAAACCCGCAGTGGTTACACGCATAATCATAATGTGGCATATTAATCCTCCAGAGCCGATAAGATTCGGCCTATAATTCCATTCCTTTGAATATCTGACTTATCTAATTTGCATATTCCAACCCCCTTTACACGCTCTAGTTTATTCATACATTCCTCTAGACCGCTTTTATGTCTAATATCGCTCTGTCTAATATCTCCATTGATTAGAACCTTAGACCCCTCACCCATTCTTGTGATAAACATTTTTATTTGTTCATAAGTGCAGTTTTGGGCTTCGTCTAATATCATATATGTATGATGATAAGTTGCCCCTCGCATGACTTCTAGCGGCTGATAACTGATTCTTTTATCATTACAGTACAGCCCATAAAACGCTTGACCTAGAAAAAACTTAAAATTCTCCTGCATGGGTATAAGATAAGGATTAATCTTTTCCATTAGCTCTCCGGGTAATGACCCAATGTCTTTACCGGCACAAACGAGTGGTCTAGTCACAACTATGTTCTCTATTTCCCCCCTGTGTAAATGTTCGGCTGCTATACCAGCAGCTATAAAAGATTTGCCACACCCAGCCGGGCCAGAACAAAAGGTTACATCATTCTCAATAATATTTATTATATAGTTTTTCTGATTTTCAGTTTTAGCTTCTACATGCTTAATATTATGTCTAGATTCTTTAGCTGATTTATTTTTTCGTGATGTCATATGTTGCCTTTATTTGCCAGAACTTCCAAAACCTTTATCACCCCTATATGAGTCGTTTAGTTCGTCCACTTCTACCATAGCAAACATTTGCACTTTTTCTAACAGAATCTGCGCTATTCTGTCACCGGACTTAATCCTGACTTCTTGGTGAGTATCTGTATTAAATAGACAAACACCTACTTCACCTCTATATTCACAGTCTATCACACCCGCTAAAACATCTACCCCACATTTTACTGAAAGGCCAGATCTAGGCCATATCAACCCGCAGTAACCATTAGGAATCTCCATAGAGATGCCAGTCTTAATCAATAGTCTTTCCTGTGGCCTTAGTATTACATCCTCAGAAGAATATAAATCCCAACCAGCATCGGTGCCTAGATTTTTTGTTGGCAATAAAGCGTTTTCTGATAGCCGTTTTA